TGCCGATAGTGATGTTGCCTTTTTACGTCAATCGCCGAAGAAGTTAAGGTTGTAGCTTAACTAGCTTAATTTTTAGTTTCATTAAAAAGCGAAAAAAATGTCGTATAGTGAAAAGACCCCGTTGGCTTTAAGCTAACGAAATAGCAGGGGTAAGCATAAATAGATAGCTTTATATAGCATGAGAGACAAATATAATAGTGATAAGTATGACAGATGCTAACAGAATTGTAGAAGTCACTGTGCATGAATCGCTGTCTTCCGCTATTCGAAACGGAAACAGGGCGTTGCTCACCTTAGGACGCTATCATCAAAGTTGTCTTATTTTATTAGAAAAAAATAAAATGACTTATAACTGTTTGCGAGTATTGTCGTCAAATCCGCTAACTCAAAGAGAAGTAATTAATATTTTAAAAATACTTCCAGGAGATATTTAATGACGAACTCTAAAATGCGTTGGAAAGCAGAAGCAGAGATAATTGCTAAATACGGTACGATGTCTACAAGAAAAATCGCAGCCAAACTGAAAGAAGAATATGGAATTACTGTTTCCCATATCACAGTTGGCAAGGACCTTAAACTAGATTTGTCCGCATTGTCGTTTGAAGATATAGACAATAAAAAGAGTCATATTTTAGACACATTAGAGGAATTAGCCACTATTGCTTTTAATATGGCCAAGACTGACGATGATAGTTCGGTCAAACTAAGGGCTATGGATACCTACCGAAAATTGATGGAATCTCGTGGTACAATCCTTACAAAGTTTGAACAGGCAAAGATGCAGATGCAAGATATTGATAAACCTGTTTATAATATTTTTGTTGGAGAACCCAGAGAGGCAGATTTAAGCAGAATAAAGAAAATTCAAAAAGAAGAAAAAGAGGCCAAAGAAGATGTCGAATAATGAACCAGAAGATGTGCCAATACAGGTGCAAGAAATGGGATTAGCTAAGGTTAAAAAAGTTTGGTTTTGGTTAACCTGTTGGAGACCCATAACAAAATATGAATTAGCAAAATTTGCGCAATCCATGCTTGCTATTTATAATAAAGAGCTGCAAAGTAGAATAAGCGCCGACAATTTGCTTGCTAAGCATATTAATACCACTGCAAATAAGAAATTTGATGAAAAAGAAGATACAGGAATTGCTTATAGGTGATTTACATGGCTGAAAAAATTATTCCTGAGTACATTATGCACTACTTTAAGGAAAATCCAAAGATAAGTAGGAACGAATTGTCGCGAAAAGCAGGCATTGCAAATCAAAAAGCACGATTCTATGTACAAGTTTATCGCAGTTTAAATCAAAAAAACAATAAAGTGATAAAACGTGGTGTAGCATTATTTGATATACATTATCCAGAACAAGATAAAGCTTGTATGAATATTGTTCTTAAATTTATTTATGATTTTAAGCCTAATTATATTGTTCTTGGCGGAGACCAAATGGACTTAAATTGTATTTCTCACCATAATAAAGGTAAGGTGCGTCTTACTGAGAATGCAAGACTTAAACGCGATTACCGTGGATTTCAAAAAGAAATTTTAGATGAGATTGAGGCAGCAGCTCCTAAAAACTGTAAAAAATGGTTTTTAATAGGTAATCATGAATACTGGCTTGAGCGCTTAATTGATGATAATCCTCAGTTAGAAGGATTGGTAGAAATTGAAAATAATCTTAATCTTAAAGATTGGACTATTATACCATTTAATAATGTATTAACTATAGGTGAAATGAATTTTATCCACGGTATATGGACTAACAAATATCATGCTGAAAAGAATATTAGAATTTATAATAAAAATATTTTTTCAGGCCATATCCATACAAATCAAACATTTACTACTGTATCACCAATAAACGCATTTCCACGACAAGGAGTTAGCATAGGTTGTCTTTGTAATACTAATATGCACTATCTATATGAGAAACCTACAGCTTGGGTACATCAATTCTTATTTTGGTACGAATTTGAAGATGGTAGTTTTACTTATTATGCACCAATAATTATTAATGGTAAATGTGTAATTAACAACAAGCTTTATACAGGGGATTAAATGACCAGAAGATGTATTGATTGTAATATTGATATATCTGACCTTCATCATCATCGAAAAAGATGCGCTAAATGCCAAGAACTGTATCGTGAAAGATACATGAGAGAATGGATGCAGAAGAAACGTGAGAAAATGGGAAATCAAACAATGGTGAAATTGGGAACAACTGATATAGAGTCCCATAGACATCCAGACTTCAAAGTAGAAGAAAGAATAATTCGCGCTGAAATACGGCACTTAGGTTTAGATAATCCCACGCTGAATCGCAGAAAATTCACAAGCCGCTATTATTGGAGGCATCGATATGAATATACCTAAGCAATTCAAGTCTAAGAAATTTAGATTCATTAAATTAAGAGATAATAGTAAAAAAGCCTTAGAGGCTGATTTTCAATTAAGCTCTAATTATAAATATACAGAAAAAGAATTTGAAGAATACTTAGACAAATGTTCTGGCTATGGAATACTTGGTGGCTATGGCAAATTGGCTATTATAGATTGTGATGATGATGCGGCAGAATTAGCTATCAAAGATAAATTACCAGATACCTTTACAGTAAGAACTGGAAGTGGTGGATGCCACCTTTATTATATTATTCCTGATATGACCAAAAAAATAGTCATGAAAAATAATGGAAAACATTATGGTGAGGTACAATTCACAGGCACTTATGTTGTTGGTCCTGGGAGTATTCACCCAGATACAGGTAATACCTATGAAGTTGAAACTGACAAAGCAATTAAAACAATTACTAAAAAAGAATTACTAGAAGCTATTAATCCATTTGTGACATCAATTGAGCAAAGTGTATTTAATGGCCCCTCACAAACTGGATATAATCTCGACATTACGAAGATTGCTGAACAAATGACATTATCGCCGCATGGAGATAAGCTTATCGGGCCCCATCCAATACATGGTTCCGACAATGGGCAAAACTTTGAGATAGATTTAGATAAAAATCTATGGCACTGTTATCGTTGCGAAACAGGCGGAGACACATTAACTTTAATTGCACTATTAGAGGGTATTATTAAATGCGAAGATTGCAAACCAGGAGCACTTAAAGGTAATAAATTTAAGGAGGTGGTAAAATTAGCGACGGACAAATACGGATACGAGGACCCTATGTTGTCAAGAGAGGGTCCAGATTGCATAAGAAGGGAGCTAACCAAAGAGGAAGTCAAAGCACTAAAAAGCCCAACATTGTTATTCGACCTATTACAAGAGGTATCAAAAGAAGGCGTAGTAGGTGAAGAACGCGCTCAATTAGGTATAGCATTAAAAATTGCGCTGAGATTGGTGACAAATGCCACGGAAACAAGCAGTAATTTAATTGTTAGTGATAAAACAGGTGGGGGTAAAGACCATCTTGTTAAAAATATTGCCGAAGTAATGCTGGAAAAAGAACAAACGTGTTTTCACTGCTCAGCAATATCTGAAAAAGTATTAAATTATTGGCATCCTAATGGAGAGCAAAGCAGTTGGGATGGGCGTGTATTGTATATTGAGGACCCAGATGAAGAGGTATTAAAAATGCAAGCATTTAAAGTTCGAGCTTCTGGTTCTAATGAGTTAATCACTTTAAATAAAGACAGAAAATATGAAAGAATTATCATTAGAGGTAAACCAGTTATGATTGTTACAAGTATGAATCATAATATTGACACTGAATTACAACGTAGATGGAGTGCTGTAAGAGTTGATACTAGCGAGACTTTAACTAAACAAATTACACAATTTCAATTCAAACGTGCTGCGGGGCTTATTCCATATAATCCTAATGAGAATTTGCGCAATGGCTTAAAGAACTTAAATCGTGTTGAAGTTGTAATACCTTTTGCAGAAGATTTAATTGAATTTATGCCTTCAACAATGGTCATGAGAAGTCAAAACCTTAAGCTTTTAGATTATATCAAGGCCAGTGCGGCTCTTCACCAATATCAGCGAAAGCAAAATAAACAAGAACAAATCATTGCTGAATGGGAAGATTATGCCTATGCAATATTTGCATTTAATCTATTTAAAGATGGCATAGGAGCCGCAACAGATGTTAAGGAGCAAGCGTTATTAGATTATTTACTTAATATTGAAGGCGGAATATCTAAAGGCGAACTTGCTGAACATGTGGATGGGATAAGTACTAGTTGGGTATATCGTAGATTAGATACTTTAAAAGAAAGGGGTTTAGTTGCTGTATACAAAGAATTTTCTCCAGCTGCAAATAAAATTTGTGACCATGTAAAAATAGGTAAACTATTTCATGATGAAGAGTTAGAAGAAAAGAAAGGGCTAAAGAAAAAAGCGCCATTCTTTAAAACACAATTACCTAAACTAATAAATGAACGTAGAAAAAAGAATAACTTACCGGAGATACGTATATGAGACCATCATGTATACAATGCGGAATGAAGCATTTAGGTCAAGCAGCAGTGCTGTATCATGAGACCAAAAAAGGATACCCGCATCATATCATTTATGCGGTAGGCCATTTGGCCGAAGCTGAAGATGAACTTGTTAAAGACTTTCCTGCATGGACAGAGAGGATTCGTAAATTGCGGATTGCTTTAATGGAAAATGAGGAAGTAGACTTTGATGAGATAATGAATGACTATTATATATTCTACCAAGCACAGGTAGGTGAGTAAATGGGAAAATGCACATTCTGTAGAGAAAAAATAGAATATAATGATTTTATAATAAGGCACAAAAAGCCTTATCATCCTAAGTGCTGGAAAATACTTCTTAAAATGCGGCGCTTAGAGAAACAACAATTGGAGGAATAAAAATGGGTTGCGGATGCCGCGATAAACGAACTGGCCGCACAGCAAAAAGCGCGTCAGTAACATGTGCCATGTGTGGTACAAAGATTAATGGCCGAGATGACAAAATACAAACATGGGGCAAATACCGAATATGCGCCAGATGTATGCGGAATTATCGGCGAATGAAAGAAATGGAAGCAGAGGCAAAGATAGAAGCTAAGAAAGCGCAGAAGAAAGCCAAAGTAGTTTCAAAAGAGGAATTGCTGAATGAATCTTAATACTAGCAAGCAAGGCAAATTAGAACTTAAGTATATGGAGCGCCTTGATGATAATTTCACACGTTATATCTTTGCTGTGAACAATTGGGAAGTACCCTTTGATGTTAGTGATGAAATACTAGTAGATGATAAAACTGGTGAACTAGCATCAACAATATTTCAATATGTAAAAGAACAATTTGAAAGGAAAGGGATAACAATATGGTAAAAGTAGATATAGAACCAGAAGAAGCAAAAGCATTTATAAACCTGTTTAATGATGCAAGTTGCCCCCCTGCTATGGGATATGCACTAACACTTCTTCGGG